CAATAGGAGCACCAAAAGTCACAGCAGTTGCAACGGTTGCACCAATTTGGCTTTTGAGTTCTTGAAACTTTTCTTGATTTCTAAGACGTGCTGATTCAACTCGGTTTAATTTTTCTTGCGACTTGGTAAGTCGGTTTAATTCATCCGTCACACTTGAATAACGTGCACGCAAATTATCGACATTCTTCCCCATGCTGCCAAAGGTGCGGATTGACTCACCTAGCATGGCTTGATTCTTTTTGACCCTTTTAATTTCTGAGCCAATTTTTCCTAATTGGGTCGTCGTACTACCAATGGCTGTTCGTAAAGAGCCTGCGACTTCGCCACCAATCGTAATAATTGCACTTAATTTCTTGTTCGCCATTGCATAGAACACACTCAGACCAATATGCAATTTTGATATTTTTATGGGCTTTTATTCATTATTCACTTATGCAAAGAAAAACCGCATTTAAGCGGTTTCTCTCGGTAATCCATCACACCACCATAACAACTTAGAAATTGGTAACTTCTCAATTTCAGACAGTGGCCATGAGGTAAACGACGACAGTGCAATCACCATTTGTCGAATGTCATTTGCACTTATTCGGTAAAAAGTCGATATGCCCCTTGGATACGCTTATAGTCCTTTAAGCCTAGTTTTTTAATGAAATCGGGCGCAATCTCACAGAGGTTTGCGAACATGGTAATTTCTTGCTCAGCATCAGATTTACCCTTACTTTGAAGCTCTGCTGAGAGTAAGTCTTGTACCGTAGGTTCACGCATTTGAACCTGATTGATCCCATCATAGCCACGACTTAAGGTAATCAGATTGATGCCTTCTTCTTCTTGAATATAGTTTGGTTTAGCTGTCATTTTACATTCCTAATGCGGAGCGAATATCCGCTAATACATCTGTGCCATTAATAATACGAACCATGTTGATCACATCAATTTCATGAACAACAGTGCCGCCAATGGTTTGCTTGTAATACGTCAAAGACAAATCATATTTATCTTTTGGTGCTTCTCCAGCCTTGGACGTGCCCTGACTAATCTTGACGATTTTCCCTGTAAGGTTATGCACAACAGCAGTAACAGTACCGTCAAATGACTCCATCGCTTCACGCACAGTAAATGATGTGGTGCTACCTTCTTTAATCCCAAATAACGACAGCACGTCTTTACTGTGTGAGTTCAACGTGAAATCTGCTGTTAGCTTTTCCATCCCCATGGTGATGTCGATTGGTGCGTCCATGCCACCTGCTCGAAACTCTTCAGTCTGAAGTGCGAGCTCTGGCATATTGGCTTCGTCAGTATTCCCTGCGTAACCTTTACCATCGGCAAAGAGATTAAAATTCTTGCGAATATCTTGTGCTAGACCCATTTCAAATACTCCTTAAGAAAAAATCTCTTTGATATAGTCATTGACTAAGTGAGAACGGAAAATAACGTGTTCTGCTGGATACACAGGTGTGAAGTCAAAATCAAAATACACCTTTCCTTGTGCAATTTGATCTGCTGAATTTAGGTCAGGATCAGCCCAACAGGAACCACCCAAAATCGCTTCAATATTGGTTAAATAACGTAAGTATGCATTTACGCCCTCAATCACATCCGAAACATACGTTTTGGTAATGCCACGGTCGACAGCCCATAAGTGCGCAGCTTTTAATGATTCATCAATCATATCTGCTGTACGGACAACACAGAGGAATGCCCATTTTTTATCACTTGAAAGCGTACGGTTACCCCAAAGGCGATAACCATTTTGCCGAATAATCGTGGCGACGTTGTTTTCATTCAGTAAATTTGCACGGCAGCTCGCGTCACCCATTGCAAAATCAATGGCTCGTGATGTTCCAATAATGCCGTTAATTTCTTGATTCGATGGCGACCACCACCAACCACGCTGATTGTCTGATTTAGCAATCAGACCAGCAACGCAGGCACTCGACCACTCTGAAGCAGTTGCACCCTCAACCGTTTTTAGAACTTTAGGATCAACCAAGAAAACGCGCTTAGAGCCAAAATCTTTAGAGTATGCAATTGCATCTGCATCATTGGTATTTGGGCCATCCGCGATAATGACGGCTTTTAATCGCTCTGCGATACCATTCAGTTCAGCCACGACTGGATTTGAAGTTGCAGGAGTTTGGCCAACTGCGGCGGTACGCGTATGCGTATATCCTGGTGCAATTAAAATTTTAGGTACGAAGCCCACAATGTTTTCTGCAGCCAAGAAAGCATGTACACCTTCATAAGTACCCGTATTTGCATCAACACCACCCAAGACATTGGCTAACGTCGCAGCCTCTGTTTCGCCTTCTTCAATGCGGACTACCACCAACACGGCGCCAATTTGATCAAAAATAGAATCAATTGCTTGAGACAAAGTACCTGTCTCGCCCAGTTTGGCTGCCTCAAGTCGAGAGCCTGCAATCAGTACAGGTTTATTGAGTGGGAAAATTAGAGGATCAGCATCTGGAGCCGACCCGATGATCCCAATAGTCGAACTTCGCACTGTAGTAATGGGACGCGAACCATCATCTACCGTGACGTTTTGAATCCCATGTAAAAAAATATCGTTCATGAACCACAATCTCAGTTTAAGATTTTGGTTAAGTTTTGCTTTTTATGTGCTGTTTTTCATTATTCACTATTGTGCTATAGCAGCATAGCTTGTTCCCACATCTCATCGATTTTTTCATCTGTCCAGCCAAGTAAAATACTCATATCTGAAACAGTAGGACTTAGACGTTCAATATCTGCGACTGTGTCAAATTCGATTTTAAAGCGCGGATTTGTGGTAATTGCAGCCATGACTTGATCGTATACATCATTGTCGTAAAGATATAAGCTGAACTGGCGTTTGCTAAGTTTTGGTAGGCGTTGACGTAAAATTAAAACTTTATCTTCGTTTGATAAGTATTTTTCTGGATTAATTAGCTTATCAAGCTCAAGACCAATTATCTCAGTCATACCCTCTTTGATCAGCTCATCTTGTGAACCATCAAGCAAGAATCCAAAAATCTCATTATTTTGGTCTTTAAAGTATTTCATTCTTAAAACTCCCACCAGAAATTTAATAGGCTTGGTTCGCTTGATGCTGACCAAGAAACACTATATTGAGTAAGTGGTGGAACCATGAACACTACAGGTATGTACCCCAAAGCCCCCAAGTCAAAAGGAGAATTATATAATAATGATCCAATTTTTAATTTAAAATTTGCACCGGTTGTATCGCGAATTGACATAAATACAAACAATGGTCTGTTGTATGGGTTTGTATAAGTAACACCCGATAATCTTGTTGCAGTAACATTCACACCCTCGGACATTCCGATTAAGCTATCTCTTAATGCCTTACCCTGAGCTGCTGTAAGTGCCTCGGTTGTGCTTTCACTGGTTAAAGTATTATTGAGCTTCACTACACCAGCTTGAGTTTCACTCGCACTGGGAATAGTTTGTTCAGATACCCCGGTGATCAGACCTTTTGCATTTACAGTAAGAACTGGAATTTTAAGATTTGCCCCATATGTGCTTGCAGTAACACCCGAGTTTGCTAAAGTTAAAATCGCTGAACTATTTTGTGATCCATCGAAATTAAATGAACCTGTCGCCGCTCCTGAAAAGCTGACCGTTCTTCCTACTACTAGTTTTTCTGCAGCTACTGCTGTGGCATCTTTATCGAGTTTATTATCTTGCAAGTTTTTCACTTGTTTGGCTGAAACCGGTTTGAATGCATCATCAGTGGTCAGATTATCAACTACCTCATTTCGACGGATATAGTTTTCATTTACCCATGCCTGACTTGCATAGATAAGCGATTCATCTAGAGAAATCTCAACAACATTGCCATCACGGACATTTTGAGTAAATTTGAGTCGATATTCACTTACACCGTCTGGATCAGCCACTTTAAAAAATGGGGCATGAGAACCATGCGAGATAAGAACATTATCCGCAATAATCCCCATTTCTCGAATCCAAAACCCGCCTATATTTGACGGAATAATGGTCTCAATCACAATATAATTCGCAATCGTGGGATGCATGGTGTATTTAGTGACAGCTTGGCGATGTACTTCTCGTACTAGGCTTGTTCTTGTCTTGGTTGGTGTTGGAACTGACCCATTGCCATCACCAAACGCAATATGTGTGATATTCAGTTTTGAATTGTTGGCAATCGCTGTGGCAATTGCAGCATCACCAACATTAGTTGTGACGTTAAAATAATCACTCATACTTTAGGCTCGCTGGAAAATGTGAATGCTGTTTGATGCACAAGAATATTGCGGATCGTTAAAATAGGATTTGTTGTCACCGTCAAATTGGTCAAATGTCTTGAAGCTGCTTTTGCATCAGAAACAAGCCGATTAATTTCGTTATAGACTTCTTGATTTAGGCTTTTCCCAATTAAATCCAACTCAAGATTGAACGTACCAGGTATTAAATTTGGCTCAGCCTGAAACCATTCAATCAGCTTTACTTCATAACCAAAGGGTTCTAATGCACGTTTTATTGCGGCGGCTGTTCCCTTAATTCGATGTTGTTCTCGTGAATTCTTAATCACACTTCGTTTTAATGGTTCCTGCCAATTTTCATCCCAATAATCAACCGATCTTTGCCATGCAATAAATGGTAAAAACTGCGATGGAATGGCATCAATATCCCTAATCACCCTAATCGTTGGTAGATCAAAAGTGGCTTTCCCAACTTGAGCAACTTTTCGTTCTAATTCGCTGGCGTTTGGAGGTAATAAACTATTCATTCAACCCCTCCAATAGCGATCGTTTTAGCAGTACAAAATGGGTGGTGATAACTGTCCATAACCAAATCATTTACAGGAGCAGTAATGACTACACGCTGAATACCATCCACATGCAAAGCAGCATAAATCGCGGATCTATAAATGCTTTCCCCATTCTTTTGTGCATTTTTAATGTATTTATCTAAACGTAAATTTGCGGCTTCAAGTAACAATGCATCCTCAGCATTTTTACCAACATAGAGCTGGGCTTCTATTTGATAATTTGTTGCGCTACTCGATTTAACTGTTGGTCTATCACAGACTGGCCGTACATGATCAGGATCTAGAGCCTTTTGAACGAGCAAAACTAATTCTTCAGAGGCTTCACCATTGATGCTATCTACCTGAGTAATCACAATATCCAGCAGATATGGATTAACTTCATCGGAGCGAACCTTAATACCATCCACACGACCATCCGAGGATAAAGCAAAATAGCGATAGGCATTTGCAGATCCAGCTGTATTCATGCCATCAAAAGACAATAAGCAACGCTCTCGCAAGCGCTCATCCGATTCATAGACTGCATCAATCGGTGGAATAGCGGTATTGTCAGCAGGAGTGACTAAAAGTCGGACTAAGCCATACTCCGTGAGTGCCAAATGATCTAGATCTGCTTTTTCTGCATAAGCCAGTAACAGTGAGCGTGCATCTGCATTGCATTTGGCGACATACAGCATTTCTAAATATGCATTTTCCTGAAGCAGCTTAGTAACAGGTTCAGATTCACGCTTCAGTGTTTCACGAATTTCAGCCTGCTGATCTAATTCATGCAGTGCTATAAAGCTTTCTTTTCTTTTTTCAAAAAGTACCTCAAAGCTTAATTCACTGATCAAACTTGGCGGTGGTAATTGAGAAAAATCAACAGTACTCATGAGCTCACCACTATTCCATCTAACTGAACGGTTTTGCCGTCTAAAACATATTTACCTGTGATTTTTAAAGTGATCTGGCCCAGCTGTGCACTGGTAATATCTACGGTACTAACAAGCAAGCGATCTTCCCACTTCATTAGCGCTTCAGCAGTTGCCGCATAAATATCGACCAATGTCCCTCGATTTAGTGGGGCATCAATTAAAGAAAATAACTTAGAGCCATAATCACGGCGCATCACGCGTGAGCCAATGGGGGTATTTAGAATATCCGCAATGGATTGTTTTAAATGATCAAGACCAGTTAAGGATCTGCCATTAAGTACATTCATACCCATTAATTGACCCCTCCCGTACTAGAGTTACCTGATTGCACACCTTTGTGCGTATGGTCTTTACCAATGCTTTTGCCTTTGTGCTTTACATCAGATCCGTTAAATTCAACAAGACCATCAACCACCAAACCACCATTAATAAAAACCTTTCCACCACTACCTGATAAATCAATATTTAAGGTATGACTGGCTTTGTCATACTCAACCACAGTGCCATCCGCATAAATATGCTTTGGATTTTCAGTGGTGCCCGCATTTGGGAAGGCAGTTTGAGATAAAGCAAAAGCAATTACGCCTTGAGACAGATCACCTGATGGTGAGAGCACTAAAACCTGTTCACCTTTGGAATAACCACCACTCCATGAACGATCATCACCCGCTCGATCTTTCGCCCACTCAAGGTCAGAAACAAGCTCACCATCAAAATCGACTGTTGCTGTGCCTGCTTCTAGATCTACAGCATGAATTCGACCAAAACGGATTAAATTTGCAAGAATCCTGTCCATCTGTGCCAGTGCATAACTCATGGCACCTCCTGATTCAGTGAGAGTTCTTGGTATTTATCTTCATGACCTAAACCAATTTCAGGCGAATAGCTAAAGACAGGAGTTGGTGTAATGCCTGATTCTGCCCAAACATTTTCACCAACTAAAATTTGAGTCGAGAAGTCCACGCGCCACACCTCAAAACGATCGAGCTCAGGAAAAAATCCATCTTCCGAAATGTCTCCCAGTGAACTGCTTCCAACTCCAAATTTCCCAAGTTGGGTAAAGTGCTTGTTCTTGAAAATATAGAGCGCCAAACCTGCCGCTAGTTTTCGGACATTAATCTTGGCTCTACGCTGATTAAACGTATCAATAATTCGTGCTTCAAACCGGGCAATCAAAGGCAGTTGTTCTGTGCCTTGATCGCCCTGTTCATCAATATCAAAACTGGTGAGATCAAGGAGCAGCGCTGGCAGTTCTTTTGCTGTTGGCGCTTTACGTTCTTCTTCATCACGATAGAACTGAACCAATTGGAAAACTGGAAATTGCGCTCTAAATTTGGCCTCAATCACATCATGTAATTGGTCTAAATCCACACCTGCTATCGCATTTGCCATTTCAACTCATGCTCCAAAGTTTTGAAAAACTGATCTTGATACCCACTTGAAAATGCTTGGTCTTCTAAATACGAATCTGCTTTTGCTTTGATTTCGAGTGTTTGTTTCTCAATCGGCAATCGTCCCTTTCCAGATCGCTTAAATACTTGACCCTTTGCAATAAAAGCACCATCTCTTTTATGCTTTCCTGCCGTCACGCCTTTCTTGGTTTCTCTGGCATTTAAGTGAATCAAGGAAATTCCATTCAATCCGTACCAAAGCTTGATCATCCAGCCTGTACTTGTTTTCTGAATGCTTGTTTTTCGCATTCTTCTACGCATGACCTTTTGAATCACCTGTAACTCAGTACTTAATCCTTTAACCGTTCTGGTTTGTACCCATTTGGACATTCGATTTAGAGTTCGACTCAATGCTGCGTTTACTTGCTTTTCAGTCGGTTCTAACTCAGCAATGATGGCCTCAATGCCCTGTGCACTTATATCGAGTGAAATCATTCGTTAATTTCAAGCTTAAGTATCGAAAGACCTGTGCCGTCTTGCTGTGGATAGGTCATAACATAAAATTTACGACCGTCTTTGAGCAGCAAAAAGTCACCCCGTTTTACACCTACAACATCTGCTGATTTACAGGTAAATCGCGGCTGAGCATCATCTACTTCATATTCACCAAGTTGGGCATTTAAATAGGGTTCATCAAAGATTCCTGTAATGGATTTATCTTCTGAACCGTCCTCAAACTGCAAAGTGGCTGTAATGGCAAATCCACCAACCGAATCAGTCTGAAGAAACACATCTATATTTTCCCAACTTGGCATAGGCTTTACTCGGCTTCTGCTGCAGCTTGAATCGCTTCAATCAATTTGTCTTTGGTGAGCGAAGCATCCAGTTCAAGTTCATATTCATGTAAAGCCAACTCAATGAGTTGAGCCTTGTTCAACTTAGCCAAATCAATTTCTTGATCTTCTTCATCGTCCTCAACCAAGGTGCCACGGCCACGGCGTAACAGATCCTGTGCTAAGGCATGCGAGACTTCGACCTCATCACCTTTTTTACGAATTTCACCCTCAATTACGACGGCTGAAGTTAAAGCAATTACGACAGTTGTTTTCATGGATATATGCTCACAAAAATGGAGGGTTAAGCCACCGCAGTGGCTCATCAATTAGACGGTTTTCTTGCCGTAGCAAATGGACTCCGTGTTACGTAGAACAAAGTCCACATCTTGGAAGCCCACAATGCGTAAACCACCTTTAGCGCTTAACGAATACGGATCAATGGTGAGATCCAAACCGCCCCACATTGCAATGATCAAATCTGCAAAGTTGCCAAAGAACACGTCACCCGCTTCAATTTGATTGGTGACCTCAGTTCGATAACCATTCACGGTATTCCCTGGTTCCCAAATCGTGCTTTCTGTCCCCGCCCCCATTCGTGGTGCTGTTTTGAAATGACCACGCATGGCTGCATTAATCACATAAGACATACGATCGACATCGGCATTGTCTGAAGCAATTTCAGATTCCATCGCCACCATTTCAGCAAAGGTCGGATTGACCGCTCCAAAGCTCACCGCGTTCACACCTGAAATATTTTTTAAACCTAATGGCTGGTTATCCCCGCCTGTACCGTAATAAGCCGCTTTATCAATTTTCAAAGCCAAAGCACGGTTTAAGTCATTCCAGACCAATTGTTCCGCAGCGGGTGAACTTTGCTGCATGAGCTTACGGCTGATCTCAACACGACCACCCACCGTTTTAGGACTGAGTTTTAATTGACCTGTTGCAGGGCTAGATCCTTGCACTTCCTCTTCTTCACCTAGCCAATAGGCAGTTGCACCACCTGTTTGCTTTGGAATTTCGGCATCACCTACCAATCCATCCATAATGAAACCTAAGTTCATAATGGTTGAACGATTACGTAGCATTTCAATGAACATATCGGAACGGTGGTCAGTTCCAACCAAGGTTTCACCATTTTTTGATGTACCCACTTCAAATACGCGACTGAGCACATCTGCAGGGACTAAAATCCCTTGAGCTGAACGACCATAGGCCTTTTGTGCCGCTTCTGAACATTCCAACTCAAATGCTGCTGCTTCACGATCTGCCTGCGTTGCATTCGGTAACATTGCACGTACCGCACGCATTAAACTGAATGAACGTGCTTCATCACCCGTAAGACCAATATTGGCATTGTTGCTTTTAGGCTGTTCCGTAATGGGTTTACCCTGATTGGTATGCATACGCTCTAAAATTGCATTTTGCAGATCGGCTGGTGACTTATTTTCATCAATGTACTGACGTACTAAATCACTCGCGCCAAAACGCTCGCCTAACTGCATTAATTCGCCAACACGCTTACGCTCTGACTCCGCTCCGCGTTCTGCTGTATCACCTACTGCACGTACCATTTCAATGTCGCCATAACGCTCACCATTTTCATTGACGCGCTGACGGACTTGATTACCATCTTTATCTGTAAAGTAGTCCCAATTCATACGATTTGCTCTTTGCTGATTCGCTGGAATAATTGCTATAGGCTCATTTTGTGTAACGTCAGCGTTATTTTCATTATTCACAATTGCAGAGCGACCAACCCCGACATTGGTATCTGCAGGAATGGATACCAGAGAAATTTCATAGGGCTGCCATTCGGTAATCAGATAAACATCATCATGCTCACGCTGTTCTTTTAAGATGGCCTTTTTAATGGTGTACCCAACGCTGATATTGGTCCGAATCAGGTCATCAATGTCTTGTAAGATTTCCTCACCACGAGCGGATTTGCTCAAGCGAACCAATGCACGTCCTTTACGCTGGGAATGATCCAACCAAGCGCTTTCGACCACACCCACCTGATCACGGGAGTTATGATCCATTAAAAACGGTGCGCGGGTGTTCAAGCGAGAGAAATCAATTGCTCCTTGGCTATGATCCAGAACTTCCACACCAAACCAACGACCTACCTCTGTTTCACTTGAAAATGAAAGCTCGACCGTTCGCTTTTCCATATCGACTTTGAAATCATCAACGACATAGTTACGAACCAATTTGTCTTTATTAAAATCAGGTAAGGGCTTTGTTTGAGAAGCATCTCGAGTAAACGTCATCCCTGCTAAAGCGATTGCCAAATCAGTTTTCAAAAATTTCATTACATGCCCTCTTTAGGTCGTCCGACCGCTGCAGTTTGTTTACGTCCCATGCTGGCCAAGATCATTTCCTCTGCTGTTTCTTTGCTGATGCCCTGTGCCACTAATTCATCAATCATGGCGCGAGTATCGCGAGCTATCTCAGCCCATACCGTTTGTGGATCTTTACCTTGTTCACGAATGATGGCTCCTGCAGACGTCAGCATATTGTTCTTCGACTTTTCTGCAGCTGTGACATCAGCAGATGGATCAATCCAAGCCCAACGGCGTGGCTGCCAAGTGACTTGGGTATAGCGCTCAATATCCACAGCTTTCAATGGCACATTGCCCTTCTTAATCACGCCCTTGAGCAAGGCATATTCCAGCCATGCGTAATAGACAGGCTCAACTAAAGCTTCAATCAACCATTGTTGAAGTTCTTTCCAATGCTCACGCTCATCTAAAGTTCCCTGGCGAATACTGGAAAAGTTCACACCCTCAAGGTCTGAAGCTAAGTTGTTATAGAGCACACCCATCCCTGCGGCCATTGAGCGCAGCATGGCTTTATGAAAAGGTAGAAATTCACCTGTTGGATAATTAGGAGACCACTCTTTAAGTTCCGCCCCTTCAGGTAACATTGGAAATTCACCAGCTTGGGATTCAATTTGAATTTCATCATCTTCTTCAAACTTTGGACCAAAGCCGTCCTTCCACTGAATAAAACCCATTTTGTTGGCTGAGACACGCGCATTCACAATCGCTGAATCTTCAAATTCTGAGAGTTGTTTCATGCGAAATAGACTGGTAGCCGTCCAAGGCATCCCGCGCTTTTGCCCGACAATTTCTTCTAAATAACCATGGATGACTTGTTCAGCAGGTACACGAATGTAGTTCCCAGAGCCAAAGCGATATTGTTTTTCTTCTTCTGAGTCACTATCGAAGTAGTACGCGATTGGACGCCCAAATGCATTAAATTCGATGCCCTGACGTATAAAACGACCACCTGAGAGTTTTGCACTATACATAATTGGACAGCGCTGAGCATCAATCATTTGTAGGGAAAAACCATAATCCCCAGCATCAACACCGCGGATAATCCGTACAAAGAATTCACCGTCTTTGGCTGCCGAAATCACACAAGAACGTTGAATTGAACGCCATGACTTTTTGCCCTGAATATCGCAGTGGTTTTTCTTATTCCAATTCGACCATTCCTGCTCCACCGCATCACACAGTTTATTGTCTAATTTTCCCTGAGCATTGCGGATCTGAGCCTGAAGCGTTACACCTTGTGGACCAACGATATTCTGATGAGTTAAGCGTAAATAATTTCGTCCATAATCGTTATTGGCGCATTGCTCTCGACTACGTGCTACGAGGGTTCGCTGATATCGCTCTACGATCAAATCTGCGGGTATTGGTGTAGATGGCCAAGCTGAAGTTAAACGGTCACTCACACCTGCTTTAAACCAACGAACAGCATTGCGAAAAACCCGACTTCCTCTTTTTACCACTGACTCATCTTTTACAGGATTTATCTGCGTGACATTCGGTACTTCAGCAATTTGGCGTTTAAAAAGATCCATCACAAATGATTACCCCAATTTAACCCGTACAACACGACCAAACAGACTTTTACCTGATGCTTTCGCCTGCTCACGACCAACTTCAGCACGGTATTGATTACGCAATCGAATCAGCGTCTCCATTGGAGTACGGTATAGCTCACGGTTATTAATGCGATATCGCTCTTGGTCTAAGCTGGCACGACCTTCAATGACCGCCTCTAATGCTGATAAGGTTTTTTGTGCATGACTTCTTAAATCGGCATTTTCTGAAATAGATGCGAGATCCGCTTTAATCTCAAGCACACCTGATTCCAGTTCTTCTACCTCACCCGTGTCAGAATTCACTGCACGAAGTGAAAAACCATAATGACCGGCTTTATAGTCTTTTGATAGATTTGCAGGCACATTGAATACATGCATATTTCCCTGCGCTGTAGACTGCAGATCAATTGCACTTGCACCACGTAGATATGCATAAATTGTCCAATCAGATGCATGATATGCCGTTAAATTCAGATTGAATTTAAACGTTGTGCCTGCTTTAATTTGGCTGGGAAACAATTGACCACTCATGTATTTTTCTAACCAAAACTGCGCTTTTTCTTGGTTTTATCATCATTTTTTAAATGGTTTTTTTCATTATTCACAATTGTAAAACCCACCGCATATTGCGAGGTTTTAAACATACAACATCCTAAACTTTCATCAATTTATCCATAGCATCTTGAATACTTAAAAGAAGTCTCTCTTTAGCCATTTGATAAAGCTAAGTCACTAACTCAAGTATTCCATTACAGTAAATCATTACAGAGTTACCTAGTTAAAACTTGCAAAACGTACCTTTTTTGATACAATTCACTAAAGAGGAGCATCTTATGCCTGTACCACCAATGAGTGTGTTGTTCTTTAAGACAGAGAGCGGTAATGAACCAGTAAAGGAATGGCTTAAAGAATTCCAACCTATAGATAAAAAGACTATTGGCGAAGACATTCGGACTATTCAAATTGGTTGGCCACTGGGTATGCCTCTTGTCCGAAAAATGGATACTGACCTCTGGGAAATCAGGATTAATATCTCTTTTGGAATTGCACGCATATTTTTTACTGTTAGCGACAACACCATGCTTTTGCTTCATGGGTTTGTTAAAAAGTCACAAAGTACACCAAAGACCGATTTAGCTTTAGCTAAAACAAGACTCAAACAGTCACGGAGATCATGATGAATAACTTCAACGACCAACATGTTGGCAGTAGTTTTGATGACTTCTTACAAGAAGAAGGTTTGCTTGAAGAAGCGACCGCTGTTGCAATCAAACGAGTGCTTGCTTGGCAAATAGCCGAAGCAATGAAAGCTCAAAAGCTTACAAAAACTGCTATGGCTACAAAAATGCATACCAGTCGCGCATCTCTAAACCGCTTGCTTGATGAAGAGGACACTAGCCTCACATTAACTA